GAGCAGTTCGACCCGTTCACGCCGTACCACGAGCGCAAGGGCGTCGAGCTGATCGGCGCGGTCCTGGAAAAGACTGACGTCGTCGTGAAGCTCTACAACACGGAGCGCCAACAGGTGGGCCAGCAACGGATCCAACCCAACGGCGACAAGCGGTTCAACACCGGGCTGAACAAGGAGGGCGGCGTGTTCGGCGTCGTCGGACGGTTCAACCCGGAAAACCCGGGCACCGTTTGGTTGGCGGAGGGTTGGGCGACGTGCGTGTCAGTACACATGGCGCTCGACAAGGAACTGCCAGTCATATTCGCGCTGGACAAAAACAACATCCAGACGGTCGTCGACGCCCTGACCTTACAATGGCCAGACATTGACATACGCATCGCGGCCGACAACGACGCCAACAACGGCGGTCAGGAAGCCGCGCAAAAGACTGGCCTGCCCTGGACGGCGCCAGCACTGCCGGACACCGACTGGAACGACGTACACGCCACGCTGGGCCTCTCAGCGGTAAAGCAGGGTCTGACGCAACTCAAAAGCCCGGAGAGCCTCCTGGATGAGCTTGTGTGGATCGGCGACGCCGCCCCGGTGCTGAAATCAAACTACCTGATCAAGGGGTGGATCGGCAGGCAACAAATGGCGGTGCTGTACGGCCAGTCCAACACAGGCAAATCATTCCTGATGCTGGACATGGCGTACCACGTCGCGGCGGGCCGACCCTGGCACGAAAACAAAGTGCAGCAAGGCGTGGTGCTTTACCTGGCCGCGGAGGGCGGTCACGGGTATCTCAACAGAGCAAAAGCAATCGCGGACCACTACGGCGACACAGACGTGCCGCTGGCCGTGCGTCCCTGCCCGGTCAACTTGCTGGATCCCGAGGCGGACCTGCCAAAGCTCCAACAGCTCATTGACCTGGTCAAAGACAAGCACGGCAAAATCGAGCTGATCGTCGTGGATACATTATCGCGCGCCCTCGCTGGCGGAAACGAAAATGGACCCGAGGACATGACCTCGTACATAAATAATGCCGATTTGTTGAGGGATCACGCCCAGGCGACCGTCGTCACCGTTCACCACTCAGGCAAGGCAGACAACGGCGCCAGGGGCCATAGCTCACTCAGAGCCGCCACGGACACCGAAATCGAGCTGCGGGTCGACGAGGACGCCGGGATCCGATTTGCGAAAGCCACCAAGCAACGAGACATCGAGAGCGGCAAAGAATTCGCGTTTGAGCTGAAAGCGGTGGAGCTGGGGTGCGACGAGGACGGCGACCCGGTCACGAGCTGCTACATCACGCCCGCGGATGACGAGCGCGTCAGCGAGGCCACCACAAAGCTAAGCCCCAACGAAAGACTGATTGAGCAATGCTTCACGCAGTTGTGGGGTGAGCAGATTGGCGGGCCAAACCCGGGCGGCACGGGATACCCAGAGACGGGCACGCGGTGGACCATAAACGAGGATCAACTGCGGGAACATTTCTACGGACGGTCGACGGCCACCAACAAACGACAGGCGTGGCAGCGGGCAATCGACGGGCTACTCAAGAAAGGCGAAATGGCCAAAAACGACGGGTTTTTCTGGCTGGTACGCCACAAGTACAAATTGTAGGAGGGCGTACCAGGTGTACCAGGAAACGCTTTTACATAAGATACTGATAAGACTAACTAAAATTGAACAGGTGGTACGCTCTGGTACGCACTGGTACGGTAAATGGTACGGGGCGACACTAAGCGTACCATACGTACCACACCCCTTAAGGGGTGGTACGGTGGTACGGTCGATGGGTGGTACGCTGAACGGGGGGTCGAAATGACTGACCGTGAGCGGATCCTTCAGCACGTCTGGCGGGCAAAAGATTACGCCGACATGGGGGAGAAAGAATTCAACCGAGTGATGAATGAAATCACCTCTTTGGAGGAGTTGGAAGCCGTGGCCAATCGGAGGAAGCATCTCCGGGCGCCACACCTGAAGAAATGGAACCAGTGGCAGCGAGACGCAATCCTGCGGAGGCAGTGGGAGTTGCGCCATGGATGAGGAACTACTCAGGCAGCGCATGATGGAATTCGAACGGCGACGCGCCGAGCTGGGGTTGAGAGCCGCCCTGCCCGACGACAAGCGTCGCAGAGTTTGGCGGGAGCCACTGACGAAATACGAGCTGCACGTCCTGACGTTCATGCGGGAGCAAGGCACGATGAGCGCCGAGGATCTCGCCGGGGCAATGGATGAGGAACTGGATGAAATACGCAAGACGCTGCTCGGCCTGATCGACAGGGAGTACGTCAAGGTGATCAGCAACAACGGATATGCAAAATACAAAGCGAGGACGAAAGATGAATTACGAGACGATATTAGGTAAGGCCGCGGGGATCCTGAAAGAACGCGAGGAGAGCTACGGAGACGCGTCACAGATGCACCAAACGATTTGCGACAGGTGGAACAGTGTGCTGCGCGGTAAGCTCGCTCCAGGGGCGTCCCTGACGGCTTACGACGTGGCGCGGATGATGTCGGAGCTTAAAGCTGCCCGGGTGGATGACAACGGGTTTCACGAGGACAGCATCATTGACCAGATAAATTACCTGGTGATCGCGTACCGCTTGGCGGGCGAGGATGCACAGATTTTTGATTGGGATGAGTAGATGGGGTATTGTGGTCATGCATAGACGTCTCTCTATGTTTGCCTCACTGGATCTGACGCGGGTACTGTTAGGTCCAGCCTGGAGTTTACCATCTCTCCCTGTGGATGCTCCAACTGGCGGCGCTTGTTATTCCTCCCTTACACTGGACAGGCGTCGCCTCTTTTCCCTCTGTGAGACACTGGCGACAAGCTCGCGCGCGCACGCGAGAAAACCGCGGTTTGACGGCCTCGGTATGCATCAGGCGCATAGATGTCGCACTCGCAGAAACACCGATAATTTCACGTTTAGCCATGCGCCCTCGTCAAACCGCAATGTTATCAATGGGTTACGGGGCGTAAAAAAGTCGCAGAAGATCTATTATGTTAAATTATTGCGAAAAAGGCGCGAAATACCCCCCCCCGGCCCCGGCCGACCCGGGGGTAGTGCTTGTGCAAGACCACACACACGTTCCCCCTAAAATTTTGCCCCCCGGCACCCCCCTATCGTACAATCAGTCCAACGGAGAAAAACTATGGCAGGACGACCCAAACGCAAAGCAGCCTTGGCCACCATCGAGAACAACGGCGGCGTGCAATACCTCACTGAGTTTCTTTTGTCGGGCGGCACCATCACGCAGCTCGCAGTCGAACTGAAGCTGGACCGCGGATACCTTCATCGGATCCTGAAGGACCACCCCGAGTACAGCGCCGCACTTGAGGCCGCACGGATGGAGGCGGCGGACGCCCACGCGGAGGCTGGGTTTGAGATCATGCGGCGGTTGCGCAACGAGCGTAAACACGAGCGCGACACGGCGAAGGAGGGTTCACGCGCGGCTGAGTTGTCGGCGTTGGACGTGAGCATTGCCAAGGAGGAGGCCCAGCAGCATCGGTTTATCGCGCAGGCGTGGAACCAACAGCGGTACGGGTCGCAGAACAACCAGACGCACGTCACGGTCAACCTGGGTGACATGCACTTGGACGCCCTGAAAAAAATGAAAACCGTACGGGAAAACGTACAGAATTCTGTACAAGACGCGAAAGTGATCGACCATGACGAATAACTTCATGGAGGAGTTCACCCAGGCGTATTACGACGACCCGGTGCGTTTTGTGCGTGAGATGCTGGGCGCGGAGCCGTATGAGTACCAGCGTGAATTCTTGGAGGCACTGGCGCGCAACGAGCGTAAGATGTCTGTAAAATCCGGGCACGGCACGGGTAAATCCACGACGGCATCCTGGGCGATGCTGTGGTTTTTACTCCTCAGATACCCGGTGAAGGTCGTTGTGACGGCCCCCACGTCCAGCCAGTTGTTTGACGCGATGTTCGCTGAGCTGAAGCGGTGGATCAATGAGTTGCCCAAGGAGTTGCAGGAGCTGTTGAACGTGAAATCTGACCGCGTCGAGCTTTTGCGTGCCCCGGCGGAGGCTTTCATCTCTTGCAGGACCGCTCGTGCGGAGACGCCGGAAGCCCTGGCCGGGGTACACTCGGACAATGTGTTGCT